GACAGATAACATATGGAATATTTTCCATTTATTTTTTTGGTCGCATGGCACGATCACCAAACCACCACAATACAGCTGTGCTACTCATGTAGATAACACTTTGAATGATCGTTTCCTGTTGTGCAAAATCTTGAGAGTTAGCGTAAATGTAAAAAACTAATCCTACTAACATGACGGTCAGCGTCGGTCTCATCAAACGTAGGATAGCAGCCACCCACGGGTAAGGGACTTCAACACCCGTCATCATAGTATAACTTGCTAGGCGGGCTGCACTGGCAGCCTCTTCCTCAACAATCAGTCGCTCATTTTCCAATTCTTCAGAACGCAACTCAGACTGCAGTCTGTGCATCTCCATAGTTCTTTTATGCTCACCCTCAGCCTTTTTTTCCTCGGCCCACATATCGAGAAAATTAAAAGCCTTTCCAATAACTGATCCTAGTATTCCAGTCATGCCACCGGATAGTACACTCGCTAAAAATTCCATCTCACCAATCTCTCCTTCTCCCCATATCTATATGAACAAAAGTTTGATAGTTCATACCA